AGATACAGCCACTTCAGGCGCAGATTTTGATCTAGAAAAACCAGTAGTTGCGGGATCGGCTGAAGGAGGTTTTGGTGGAGCAATGGCAGGAGGAAGTATAACAGCTTTACTTACATCTTTAATTGGACCTGTTCTCAAGAAATTAAATCCTTTCAGTGGACTTATGGATAGTGGTAAAAATTTGTTTAATAAGTTACTTGGAAGAGGTGGTCAAGAAGTAGGCGAGGCTGCACTTAAAGAGGGTGGTGAGGTTGCACTAGAACAGGGAGCCCAAATAGCAGCTAGAGAAGGCGGTGAGGTTGCACTAGAACAGGGAGCCCAAATAGCAGCTAGAGAGGGCGGCGAGGTCGCACTCAGAGAGGGCGGCGAAGCCGTTGCAGAAAAGGGAGCTCAGATCGCACTTAGAGAGGGCGGTGAAGCTGTTGCTAAGAGAGGGTTAATGAAGGCTGGTGGTAAAGCCCTCCTTAAGAAAATTCCACTTATTGGCGCAGTTGCTGGTATTGGATTTGGAATTCATAGAGCAATGAAAGGAGACTTTATGGGTGCATTGGGTGAAGTTGCTTCAGGCGCAGCGTCAACAATACCAGGAGCAGGAACGGCTGCAAGTCTTGCCATTGATGCGGGATTGGCTGCCCGTGACATAAAAAATGCGCTAGATGATCAAGAAGAAATATCCGAAGCTGGTATGGAATCAGCAGAAACTGCCTCACAAATGTCTGAAGCTGTTGAAGAACAAAGAAGATCAGCTATTGCCAATGAATTGGAAGAGCAAGCACTAACAGGATCTAGTGCAACTAGTAACCAACCTATTATCAACAATGTTGACAATTCTCAAGTTGTTAATAATTATGGAGGTTCTGAACAAGGCGGTTCAACTACTTCAATATCAGTTAGAAATGATGATAGTAGTTATGCTAGATTCCAATCAAGAAGATTATCAAGAGTTATGTAGCAAAAAAAGAGGGGGTCTTTCGACCCCCTCAGTGTTTTTAATCATTTGCCAACTTTGAGAAATAACTCAGTGTATCTTCTTCATCCTCATCGTCATCATCTGATGTAATCTTTGGAGGAGGGCTACTACGAAGTGCTGGAGCATCCTCAGTTGCCTCATCTTCCATTCTACTCTCAGAGATCATGTCGGCAGTAATGTTAGCCATTGGGCTACCCTTGATAACCATGTTGAGCTTAGCCTTCAACTCATCATAGCTCTTGAAGTTCTTTGGATCAAGGAACTCTTGAAGAGAATTCTGTTGATTCCAAATAGATTCAATCGCCTCGTCTGAATCTGCAACAGCAGAAGGACTATCAAACTCAGACTTATCATAGTTACGATAACCATCAACATTACGAATCTTCAACTTGAAGTCTGCACCCTTCCAAAAATCAAAAGGATTGATTGGATCTTCATCCTCAAACTCAGGTTGCATCACGTCCTTGATCTTATCAAAGATTTTCTTACCAAACTTATAAAGAAAAACCTTGCCCTCGTTCTGTGGATTTTCAGGGTCTCTCACAACAAGAATGTTTGAAATATAAGTTAGACGGCGCTTTTGCTTCCGTGCAATTTCCTTGTTGCTTTCAATTCCCGAGTTCCAAAGCTCGTTATTCAACTCTGAAACTGGATCTGCTTGGTTGAGAGTTGTTAGACTGTTCTCAATATACCAACGACCAGTAGGACCTTGGAAACCGTGATTCCAAACACGAACCCAAGGAAGTTCTTCACCCTTTGAGGGTGGGAGGAAACGAATAACAGCATAACCATTTCCTGACTTATCTACAGTGGGCTTCCAAAAGCGATCATCCTCACGATTGCCTCCACCCTGTGAAGGATTAGAAATCTTCTCTACTTCCTTCATGAGTGAATCGAAGTTACCACGGTTTTGTCTCAAATCTGATAAACTATTGAACGACATATGTTACTCCTTTGTATAGCGGTGTATGAATTGTGTATAGCGGTGTATGGTTTTTATTTGCCATAACAAAAATTATTCTTCTTCGTACATAAAGGGATATACATCCTCGAAGTCAGAATAATCATCATAGACATCCTCGTCTTCGTCAACGATGTCATAAATTCTGTTCTTGTACTTCTTGTAATAATCCTTTTCAACTCTACGAGGTCTCTTGTAAATGTCCTCGTCTCTGTCATAACTGCTCATTGTAAATCCTGTTAGTTATCATCAAAAATTTTTCCCTGTCTACATTTAAAAATGGTGAGTATTTTTGTATCAAAATTGATACCGTTTTCCAAACTGGATCTAGTGTCAGTTCGTTGTCTAATTTCTTTCTAAATTTATATAATTTATTTAGAATAACAAGTGTTTCTACACTACAAATTTTACCACAATATGCACGAAGAATTGGTGGATGACCATTACTGCAATCCCATAATTCTTCTATGTTTGGGACATGTCTTTGTAATAATTCTACTTCTTGTGTAAAAGAATATGTTAAACTTTCTTGTTTCTTTCTCCACGAAGAATAAATTTGATCACCGTCTTCATTGAAAAGTCCACCCCAAGGGTCACCGTTCAAAAAATTAGAAACAAAATAATTAACAAAATTTTCTTTAGAATAATACCTATCCTTCAGTGTCCCCAATCTCTTTTGGAATTTTTCCTGAATACCATTTTTAGGTTCTTTGGGAATAATTCCTTTACGAATATCAAAGTTAGAAGAATCTGTTGTAAAATGTAATCTTAATGCTGTATAAACTTTGTATGCAGTAGAAACATTCATGATGGTAATTTGTTGGTCTTACTCTTCTTTAAAAGATTCATTTCCTCTGCTTCTGCTCTAATCTTTTCTTTCAAAGAGCTAGTTACAAAACTTGATACAGCAATAGGCTCAATATTGTTTTGTTCACAATATTCCATTAGCATCTCAAAGTAACCAATGTTTCGCAGAACTGCCTGCTTTTCAATATACATGGAAAATTCTGTTGAATTAGAAAATTCACCTTTTGTGACAATATATTCTAATGTAACAACATCTTTTTCATTTTGTGGATTGGGGATTTCTTCGTTCATTATGAATTCACTTCGTAAAAAATGTGATTGCCTATTTGTTCAATCTTTCTTGCAAAATGCCAGTTAGGACTTACATAATTTGCATGAAAATATAACGCATTCTTTAATCTATCTAATTCCAAGTCATCTGTCAAGAATCTTTCAGCAATTTCATAATGTTTTAGGTACAACACATTATTAAACTTTGTTTTGGGACCACAAGTCCAAGAAAATTGACAACCTCTTGAATTACTTTGGTAAACAACTTCACAAATCGTGTTTGGAAATTGTTTATGTCTTACTCTATTCATGGTTACTGTTGCTACTGCCAATTTACCTTCATATGGCTCACCCAGAGATTCGTAGAAAATGTTTTGAGCCAAACAAGCAATTTCAGTATTTGGGAATTCTGGCTCAACAATTACATATCTGGGTGTGTCTAGTTCTACAGTAACAACTTCTTCTGGAACTACCAGTAGTAAAGACAAAGGCAAAACTACTAGAAATATCATATATTTCATCATAATTACCTCCTTTAGTTATGTTGAAATATAATAATAACATCAGGTTTTGTCAAGTCTGATTTCTGTCTGCGTTTAATACGCTTAAATATTTAGAAAAGTTTTTTTCTACTTCATACAAATCTCTATAGTATAGCAAGGATTCAACAAAATCATCACGCTTTGCCTGAAATGTTTGAACAAATCCATCATCAACAGCAATTATAATAGTTAATCTACTAATGGGAATATTTGTTCTTTCTTCAAACATAATGGCATAGGCTGCTGCCTGCATGAAATAATGTAAAATGTGTTCCTTATCTTTTTCTCGTCTTGAAGTCTTGAAGTCAATGATACTCAACTTGTTTTCATACTCGGCGATGCAATCTACACGACCTGCAAGGCGCAAATGGTGTGAATACAAGGGAGCTTCCAAGGCATGAATGTTATCAATCTTGTTTAATTCAGGTATTGCCAAATTAAATAATTCATGATCCAAGATGGATAAATTTTCTTCAGAAAAAGAATTTTTCAAATATTGCTCAGCCATATTATGAAACTTTGTTCCACGAACAGCTGCTTGCCTTGAAATTTTATTCGCCACTTCTTCACCGACTTTATTTCTCCACTCCATTATACCTTTTTTGGTATGTTGAGAAAGTACGGTGGTAACAGAGGGATAGAATTTACCGTCAGGCGTTTTGTAAATTCTATCCCCCTGAATTACTTCAGCATCTAAATCTTGTAAAGATATTGGAATATGATTAAACTTTTTCATGTCACCTCTTTGTTAAATTACTTAATAATATATCAATATTATATCTTTTTGTCAAGATGCCATAAGAACCATATCCTCCATTGCCATTCTGGCTAGAATATATTCTCTTACTAAACTACTTCTAACAATGTCGTCCACATCAAATTCAATTCTACGGAAAGTAGGCATATGCTTGGCAATTTCCATGAATTTTTTCAATCCCGACATATCAGAACGTTTACTCAAGTCGGTTTGTCTAAAATCACCACAGAAAATGATTTTTGAGTTTTTGCCAATTCGTGTCATGATACTGTTTAACTCCATGTCATTCATGTTCTGTGCTTCGTCAACAATGACAATGGCATTATCCAACGTCAAACCTCTCACATATGATGTAATCATGAAATCAACCAATCCTTGCTCACATAACTTTTTAAATGTTAATGCTCCTTGTCTAGGGAACAACTCTGAACAAATTTCTTGATATGGGATTGAATAAACTTCAGTTTTTTCTTTTTCATTCCCAGGAAGAAATCCAATATCTCTTGATGGAACAGCCGAACGAACGATAATAACTTTTTGATATGTTGAGTTGTCCTCCAAAATTTCTTTAAATGCGTTATACAATGCGATATAAGTTTTTCCTGTTCCTGCAACCCCGTGTAACAAAATTGCTTTATTGCCTTTTCGATAAAAATTAAAAAATTCCTGTTGATTATGTGTTAATGGTTCAATATACTTTAAATCCTCTTTCTTAATTAAATTTGAAAAGTTTTGACGATCCACAATCTTAAGGCGCTTTTTCTTACGGGACATGATTACTCGCTTTGGTTGAGGGTAAAAAAAATCCCTTGGCACAGTCAAGTACCAAGGGATATTGGAAAGCAAATTTTACTTTGCTTAAAAGTCGAAACTACTATTCTTACTAAGTGAGTTATTTCGGTTGTTTTGTTCAATTTTTTGCATCACCTCTTTGAAGCCACCGTCTGGTCTTCTAATACCAAGTCTGACTGGATCACCAAAAGAAGGTGCTCCAAACATAACTTTTTCAACCTTGTTCTCTCCACAATTAGGGCAAGCCTCTGATTCTGGAGTCTTCATTTCAGAAATGCTTAAAAATTTCGTAAAGTAATGCTCACATGCACTACATTGATATTCGTATGTCGGCATATTTTTATTTATCTCATATGGTTTTTTACAGTTCTTTGAATTGCATCACGAACCCACATCAACAATATTCTTCCAGATTCATGATCAATTTGATTTTCAATCTCTGATAAAGTAAAATCAATTTCTATAGCTAATTGATCTACAGCTTCTTCAATTGCACCATCAATTGATTCTTGATAATCTTCATTTCTCATGATTCCTCCTATTTGATTTTGGTAGAATCATCTGCTGTAAATTTATCTTCACGAATCTCAAGAAAAACAGGAAGAAACAAACTCTCAACATCTGAATTCTTATCTTTGATTCTTGCATTATATTTAACAGCAACAATCTTACCCACAGTTTCTTCTCTTGTGTATTTATCACGCTGTTCATCAGTGAAACCACTGCCAACGTTCACACGAATTTTTCCGTCGGCAGATTCAAGAACCAAAGCACCGAGTTTACCAACATTCTTTCCAGTCCCTTCTTGCCAATCAACACAAATTAGATCACAGTCCAATTCACCCTTGAACTTTACTTGGTGTTTAACTCGCTTATCTTCCCATGGCGAAAAAATATTCTTGAGAATAATACCTTCTTCACCGTTAGACAAAAATTCTTCAAAAATAGTTTGTGCCTCTGATTCAGAGTTCACAATGTAATTTTTAATAAGGTTAATTTTATTAGAGGCTAAACCATAACAACCATCCTTCAAGGCTCTGAACCGAGTTTCATAAGGCTTGTCACAATATCCGTCCTTGAAATCATTTAATGGAATATAATCCCAAATGGTTGCATGAATCATGTTTGCTTCTTTTTCAGAAATTGTTCCCTTTACTGCCTTGTTCAGGATGCCATTTCCCTTTTGACGATTCATGATTGTACCATCATTTTCCTTAACAATCAATTCACCATCGAATACACAATTTCCAATGCCCAAAGATTCACCTAGAGCTAGGAAAGATTCATCAAGAACGTTATGAATTTCAATTGTCTTACCGTTTCGTGACTTGAGTTCAACCTTTCCGTTATTAACGATGGCATTAAATCTCATACCATCCAACTTAAGTTGAACATAGGCTGGGTAACGCATCTTTACCATAGTTTTTTCGTCATAGCCAGATGCAAGCATGACAGGATATGTGGGGATTAATCCTGGAAAAATCTTATTAACGGTTGCAGTTGATACACCACACTTCAAATCTTTAGAAATAATTCTAATTACAGTGTCAGCAACTTCAGGATGTACGTTTTCTAAGATCCAGCGCAAACGGTCAATGGCTGCGTTTCCAGTAATCTTTCGCTCGGAAATGTCTGCAAGATTAACAAACACATCTTCCCAAGACAAAGTATGCATTTTGTATTCAAACTCTGGAATCTTACGAATATAAAATTGAGTATATGGATCTAGTGCCAGAAACAATACTTTCTTGAAATCTTCGTAGTTTTCATTGTTACGAAGAATTTGTTCCTTCTCAAGTCTACTAGATGTATTTTCAAGAGTCTTAAATACCAAATACATAATATTCTCCTATTAGAGTTTACACCGTAATGTAATATAACTCTTTAGGAAGATTTTGTCAACACCTTTACGCCATACATTTTTTCAAAGTCTTTGGCATCATTTTCATCATTAACCATTGGCTTGCCACGTATGTTTAAACTGGTATTCAGAACCATTGGACATCCTGTTTCTTCGTACCAAAGTTTCAAGAACTTGTAAAAGTTTAAAGAATCATATTCTGAAACTGTTTGAACTCTTGATGTGCCATCATGATGTACAATGGCTGGGAATTCTTCTGATTTTTTACAAACCATAGTATATTGCATATAAGGGCTTTCGGGCGCATCCATGTAAAAATAATCGTTTGCCTGACTATGTAAAATGGCAGGCGCAAATGGACGAAATTTCTGTCTGCGCTTAATTTCATTCACTTTATCTTTTATTTCTGATCCTCTTGGGTCTGCTAACAAACTACGATGTCCCAATGCTCTTGGACCAAACTCTGCCCTTCCATTTGCAACACCTATAATTTTATGTTTCTTTAGCAAATCAACCAATTGTTCAGCTGGATACTGGTTATCAATGTTATGACCAAGATAAGGTGAGTCCCAAATTAATTGTGTTTTTCTTTTTGCTGCTATGGCACCTAAACTATTGCCAGCATCTCCTGGATTTGGCATAATCCAAACATTTTTAAAATATTGGTATGCAAGAGGATTGGCAACACAATTTAACGCACACCCACCGCCAAGAACAAGATTGTCTGATTCTACTAAACTTCTAGCTTTAGATAAAAGAAGTTTGAAATATGTTTCGTAAATATATTGTGTTGCAGCAGCAATATCATACTTATCTTGTTCTGTTGATAACTCAGGACGCCACCAAAGACAACCGCGGTGTAAATTATGTTTTAATTTAAATAAATCTCCAAAATGAAAAAAATCATTTAAAATTAAATCATAATATTTAAATGGATCGCCGTATGCAGCCATTCCCATCAAAATGTATTCTTCTTCATTGGGTTTCAATCCAACACGTTGAGTCATTGCTGAATACCAAAGCCCCAAACTATGTGGATATTTTATACTAAACTTCTTTTTTAATTGATTGTCTTTGCCTTCCCATATAGTGGTTGTATCAAATTCACCTATAGCATCAATTACTAGTACGGCTGCATTAGTAAACATTGAGGTAAAATAACCACCAGAAGCATGACTTTCATGATGTCCAACATAATCAATTCTTTTTGTTGGTATATTATATTTTGACAAATATGAATAAACGTTATTGTTTGTTATACTTTGACCCGCGCGTATTTGTCGAAAAGTTTTCAGCCATGGATTTTCGTACCAAATAACTTCATCTGGTTTGCCATATTTTAATGCATCTGCAATTAAATCAGGATGCAAATGTGCGTCATTCTTCTTTTTAGAATAACGTTCACTCTGTGCAGCAAAAAGTATTTCATTGTGTTTGTTCACAACCGTTATTGCCGCATCGTGACTATTCGCTGAAATTCCCCAAGTAATCATATAACTTTACCAAACACAGGTATAGGTGTCATTTTATGTTTATTTTTATTATGTAAACTTCTATATTTGTCTAAAACGTACTTTTCTCTGTCACTAGTAGGTGTACCATCAAACTCCATAGCCCATTCCAATTCTTCGTATGTACACCCTAACTGGTCTTCATCAGTTCTGTCATCAGCCCACAGTCCATCGGTGGGTGGTGCTTTTATAATATCTGGTAGTATTCCTAAAATTTGAGCCAATGCATATACTTCAGATTTTTTAAGATTTCCTATTGGAGAAATATCTACAGCACCGTCACCATACTTTGTAAAAAACCCAACACCAAAATCTTCTATTTTGTTACCAGTTCCAACGACAATACCATTTTTTGCTTGTGCCAAATAATATAATGTGGTCATTCTAAGTCTAGAACGTGTATTTGCGTCAGACAGTGAATTTTTAAAATCATTTGGTATATTTGATACAAACAAATCAAATATTTTACTCAATGAAACATTTATAG